CATCTAAACGCAGCCATCGTGGCAGATCAATCACATTAGTTTGATCTGACCAACCAGTGTCCCACTTCTGGGCCTCGTTGGCTTTTGCAATCTTGCGCAGGGTCATGTGCATTTCGCCTTTGGCCCAGTCAAGATATTCCTCATGTATGATGTTTGTCGAGACCGCGTGTGCGCCGGTTTTTTCGACGTGAACGAACACGAACTGTGACGCCTCATAGCCAGCCTGCTCCAAGCAGTGCATGTAAAAGGCTTGCTGAATTGCGTAATTGTACGCGATCATGTCCTTTGCCACTCCGCGTGGTGAAGCATCCTGACACGTCTTGAGATCGTACAGGACACCTTTTGCATCCCAGTAGCTATCCGGGCGGCATTTGATCTTTAGCTCGGTCTCCGGGTCAGTGGCAAAGAAGCTGGCTTCGTTAACCGTTGTTGGCCCAGCCATACGTTGACCCGCTGGATGAAACAGCACGCTATCGGCAATATTCCGCGCAAGATCGTAATCGCCGGCGGTCAGCAGGGTTTGATCGTTTGCTTGAGCTTCCTCATATGCTTCCGCCCAAGCCTTACCTCTGCGGGTCTCTGGCCCACGCACGACGCCCTTTGCTTCCTCCAACACCATTGCGTGTACGGCAGTTCCCATATCAAAGACTGGGCTTGAGCTGTATGTCTTTGCCTTCCAATGTGCCAGCGACTTGCTGTGGACCATCTTAACGTCAGATGACGATATGTGGTCTTTCTTGGCGTGATATTCGCTGTTGGATAGTTTGTCGGCGGGGATCATCATTGGATTTCACCGTCCATCTTCATTTCCAGCTCGCGTCTATATGTGTTCGCAATGCTCTCTAAAGCCGAGCCGCATCGGTGCAGGCCATTGGCGATGCCGACTATGTTGCCATCTCTTCGGTTGAGTGAGTCAATAGCGTCAGCAACATTCTGGCCGCTGTCATGTTGCGCCCACTCGCTTGCAAATTCTTGAATTGCGTAAGCTATTATGGATTTAATTTGATCTTCAGTCATTGTATTTTCTCCCTAGCAATATAGCAGAAGGTCTCAAAGTCCACTTCCACCGTGTAATCGTGATCGCAATCAGTCAACGCAGCCAGCGGGATCACACATCGCAATGGCTTCCGGTCGTATTTGTAGATCAGGCATGGCATTTTTTGCTCACGCTCGGCGGCCACTTTGACTTGCTCCCACCATGCAGGCGCACCGCCGATAGGGCCGTCCTTGTAGCGCTTTAGCTCAAGCGTAAACGGGAAAGCCGGATCGTCTGGGATCAGGTCTGCGTGAGCGCCAGCGCGGTATTGTTCTAGATCACGCTTAAAACCTATGCCAAGCTCATCGCGCAGCATGTTGGCAACTTCCCGCTCAAATGATGCGCCCTTGTTGCGCCCGTTGACCATTAGTCAGCTCGCGGCTGCTCTGGCTGGATGCCGGAGTTAAATGCTGCGGTTAGAGCTGCCGATCTAATAAACGTGGCCAGCGCCATGCCCTTTTGCTCTGCCGCTAGTGTCAGCACAACATGCTGCGACTCGGTCAATACGATCCGACTTTCCTTTTTCATGTCACCCTCCAGTGTGAATATGATAGGACGTTACATCCTAAAAAAAGTTAGTGCAAGTGCAAATTAAGTATTTACATAGGATGATTTACGGATTAACGTGATTGTATAAACACAAACAAAGGGAACACGGACATGACAACTTCAGCAATCGCCTACGGCTCAACAATCCGCGCATATGACTTCCAGCCAATGCCTGATCGCCCCGACCAGTTCATCGAGGGCGTTGTCGTTGACGCGGGAATGATTAAGCACCCCGAGTATGGCCACAATATGTTCAGCGGCTACACAATCCAGATCACAGGCGCTGCTCGCGCAGACGACCCGCGCATTGGCGACATCGGATACGTACCATTCAAGATGGACTTTATGGACTTCGATGGCCGTATTGAAAAAGTTTAACGCAACACGGGGAGCTTCGGCTCCCCACCAAACTGGGAGAAACAAAATGTACAATACGATTTACAATTTTGACGCTGAAATCTTCAGCATCAAGGTTCGCACAAAGCCTCGCCGCGCCACCATCAAGCAAATCTTGAAAAAAATTCGCTGCAAACACCTGAGCCTTGAAAAGGTTTTTACCGACGCGGGCAACTATTTCGTCTTCACCTACGACACGCACCCAAATCTGGACGGCGAAGATCGCCCAGAGTGGGCGGAGTGGGCGCAGCAAAACGTCAACGTGCATCAGCTTAATCACCTGTCACTTGAGGATTGGGTGGCCGAAGGTTCTGAAATAGTTAACTTGATGGAGCAATAATAATGAAACATAAGTTAGAAATCGCCGCCGAAATCATATTCCTTTTGGGATTGTTTGCCGTGCCATTATTTATTCGAGGGACCATGCTATGAGTAATATAATCAATTGCCCCGAATGCGACGGCGAAGGCCAAGTCGAGCGGGATGTTTGGGTTCGCCAAAGTTCAACTTGGCATGGCGACTTTGAGTCTGTCATGGAAGATTGCGATAACTGTGGCGGCGTTGGACAGATTGAAGCGCTGGAGGAAGACGAATGAAATACGATCCAGAAGCCCTCACCCGCCACGTCCTTGCCTGCGCAGATCAAGGCATGTCGCAAATTGAAGCTGCTGAATTATTGCGCGTGTCACCATCAACAATACATCGCATTTGCTCGGCTGCGAACATAAAACTTGAAAGGAAAAAACGTGAGTACGGACCAAACTCAGATTATTATAAAAAGGCTCGAGAGAATAACGAACATAATGCTGACGGAGCAGAAAACTCAGATGAGGCCAAACTTGAAGCAGCGGCTGGAAGAGCAGCAAGCGCTAATCGACGTGCTAAAGCGCGAGATGCAAAAGACGCCGCAGAGCGATTGCTTGCCAAGCTAGAAGGCGTCACGGATAAGCATGAACGCTTTGAGATCACTTACGGCCACTGCCTATGGGAGTTTGAAACGCTCATGTATAAACAGCGCAAACGTGACCCGCTGCCGTCTGGTCCACGCAGGCCCACCACAATGGCACCATCTATGCACCGCGCGGCTGAGGCGAGCAAACAGCACAGCATCGACCAAGGCAACCGCCTGTTCTCTTTGATACCGTATGACCAGCGCGTGACTGCCGCAGAGGCCGCAGAGCTTCTGGGCGATAGCGTACCGCGCACATCAAGCTATCTCAAGAAAATGTGGGAGGCTGACAAAATCTACCGGGTGCGTGACTTCGTTGAAGTGCCGGGCTACACCAAGCGCCAATGGCGGTGGGTCTTCAGCAAGCAGCCGATCAAGGCGCTGTCTAACAGGTTTGAGGATGACGAGTAATGGAAGGTAAGGAATTGGAGCGCATGATAAACGCAGCCGGTCTGATTGGAGCAATATTTGGCTTCGTCGCTGGCGCTGGCCTGATGGCCGCTGTGGGCATTATATTTTAGAAATCGTGTGGGTGGCGTGATGTTGGCACATTCGGTAACGCGATAACCAATAAACAAGGTTACGGTTGAGCCACCCACTCAAACTTTGTAATCAAACCCACGCCGACCCGCAAGATACTATTTGAAGCTGTCCAAAGTTTTTTGCATCGACTGGCTTTCGTTTAGAAATTCCGCCTCTGAAACATACGTTGTCGTCTTGAGGATTTCGTCGCCCCGACGAAAGACTACAGCATCAAGATCCACAGCGACAAAGGCGTAAACGTCTGACCTAGGCCCGCTCTTCTTAGCTGTGTAGAATTTGTACCTTCTGCCCACCCCATGCGTCTTGCTGGCGCTCTTTACCTGCAACGTGAGAGTGCGTTCATACATTTGTATATACGCGTCGTGGTCCCTGATCTGGCACAGGGTGCAGAGATAACCAGCGAGAGAAAGACGGGCGAGTGCTAAATGCTCGCCCGCTCTGCCTACTGCCGCGCTGGCCTTCTGATCCTGGACGCGCAACTTAGCTAACCTAGCTAGACTAGGCCATAAGCCAAGTGTGGATTTTCTTGCTCTGGTTGCTTCGATCATCCAGCCCGTGATAGCCGCCATTCACGCGGCGCGTAATGCGCTTGATCGCGTCATCTGTCACGCCTTCATCGGCAATCTTAAACAAGCCATTCTTCTCGAAAAACCACAGCGCAGTCTCAAATGCGTATTCGTCTGCAACTAAGTCTGGGTCTGTCATAACCTTTGGCACGCCCATGTCAGACGCAAATGAGCGGTAGTTGTTGCGCCCGGTGAGCTGGAGAAATCCTCGACCAATGTACAGGCTGGCCTGTGCCTCATTCTCGTTGCCCATACGGCCAGCGTAAACCTTGCCAGCAAGCCCAGATGGGTTTCTAGCGTAAGGTTCAGCATCCTCAACCGTTGGGAAGCGTGACGGCCACACAGCCTGTATGCGCTCTGGTGAGCTATAGTACAGGCTCTCACGGGTTCGCTTGAAGCCACCGCTTTCGTGTGACGCCTGCCCCATCAAGTGTGCGCCGCGTGCCGGAGATAGGTTGAAATACTTTGCGATTGCCCGTGCTGTATTAGGCCCAAACTCACCGTCGGGCGTTGACCCGATTTTGGTTTGGAGGCTGGCCATTGCTTTGCTCATTTCGTCAGTCCCTGTTTTTTTTCGTAACTGCGGAGTCCGCCCAGGCCGAGCATCCCCATCATCACGGTCATTAAGCTGCCCATGTCAAACGTAGGCAGCTCCGGTATGGCGACACCAGCTACTGTGACGCCGAAAACTATAAATGGTTGCAGCACAAAGTGATATGCAAACGCAGTGCCGCAAACCCAGCCAATGAACGGACGCCAGCCGCCCTTGAATACAGACCCGCTGGCCGCTTCAGCCTTGTTGACCTCAATCTGCGCCAACATGGCTTGCTGCGCGTGCCTGTCGGCCATCGTACTCAACTCATGCGCCAAACGTGCGGCCTGGTCTTTGTCTTGGATAAATTTGCCTGCCAGCTCAGTGGCTGGCGCTATTAGATCGCTGAGAAAGCTCATTTGTCATACCTTTCCTCATGAACGATCTTGGTGGGCGTTACAGTGGTCTTTGACTCTTTACCCATCCAGATGCCAAAGCAGCCTGTGAGAGCGCCCATACAGACGCTGACAAGCCCTGACTGGGCAACGCTGGGATCATCTAGCGACATAAACCAATGTACCGCCTGATAGGTCAGCACAGTGACTGCCAGCATCATCAGACGCGGCAGAACTTTCCAATTATCTAATATTGTGTGTGCCATTACCATTTCCCCTGTTGCTTGCCGATCAAGTAAAGCACCGCCGCCAAACCAGCGACACCCGCCAGCACGATGATACCACCTACCACCCACATGATTATGGCCTCTTTGATTTCGGCCTTACGATATGCAGTCTTCTTGCGCTGCGCTCTGATCTTGCGGAGCGTGTCTTTGTATTCCTCCAAACCTTGAGGACCATGCTGGTACATGATTATTGTTTCGATCTCTTTCTTCATAGCCTGCAAGCGTTTCTGAGCGGAGAACGCGTCAATTGCAGCCTGTTCTGCGGAGCCAGTCAAAGACGCAAACACACCCGGATTCTTGGCCTTTTCAGCTGCGTAATTGACATCACTGACCGCACCAGCAAATTTGCTTAATGCGCCTGAAGCGTCCCTGCCAGCGGCGATTAGCGACTTGGCATTATTCACGGCGCTGGCGGCTATAGCTATGGCGGAAATTGGGTCAATCATGCTTCTGCAAACCTCACTGGGCATATATAGCGCGGTGGCACGCTGTACTTGCGGTCATACCACTGACCCTTGCTAATCTTCTTTTGGCCGCACTCGTAATAACAAGATTTGACCAAAACATTGCCTGCGCCCTGCACCCATGCGTGTCCGAAGCTCACAAAGACCAGCGCGCAGATCAATTTATCTCTCCATCAGTCTGTCAATTTTCTCTTCCAGCCGATCAAATTTGCTCATAATTTGCGACAAGACTTGCGAGCTGTCACTTTTAGTCACATACTCTTTTGCCATTTCTTCACGAGTTCTATTAAGCAAAATGCGGAGGCGATCCAGCTCTTCGCGTTGTGTCTTGAGCCACCAGCCAAGACCGCCGATGACAATCGCAAAAAGTATATTCAAGATCGCGTCCATTTCCATTTTAGTAACTGCCTTCCCAGACCCGAAGGGCGCTAAACTCGTTGCTTGCTAACTTACGTTTTAACACATCTTTGACGGCCTGTGTATCAGTCCAAGCAACTCCAGCCTCTTTCAGCCACACGGCCAACAAGGCCATGTCAACATTGCCAACGTGCTTGTAGTCAGAGCCAAAGCTATTCCTTGTCACTTCACGGGCCTGTGCCGCATCCTTGAGCATGTGGGACGCGTCAAAGGTGCGCTTGATAACCATGTTATCATCGCCGTCAAAAGTAATCTTTTCCGAGATTTTAGTCGATGTATTAATCATTGACCCAAGCCTCGTTGATATGGATAGTTGACGGATTATCAGCCCGCAGCGTGCCATTCTCGTTGCGCGCACGTTTTTTCTTTGCGGGGTCTTTGGCCTTAGCCGCTGGCTTTTCAGCCTCAAGCGCACCAGCGCGGATTTCGTTGATTGCTTTTATTTCGTCAGCGGGAAGGTCAACCACGTCGCCTTTGAGAAACTTTCCGGCAGATGTAAATACATTTGCAACGGTCACTGTAGCTTTTGTCATATTGGTCTCCACTTAAAGTAAAATGGGGGCAGTCTCCCGCCCCCATCTGTTAGATTATGAAGTTGTACAGTCGGCAATGATGCCGCAACTGGCTTCATTTTTGGCGCAGAGTGTGAGTTCTGTCACAACTTGGCGAGTAGTGTTGTCGCCAGTTTTTGCCAATGCCACGTTCTTCGTGCCACGCAAGGAAGCAACTTCCCACATGTTGTCTTGCATGATGAACACGTCACGCGAGCGGTTCTCACGGCTTGGCATAAATTCTACGCTTCCCCAAGGGGTTACATATACTGCCAAGGATTTAACAACGCGCTCATCGCCAGCTTGTACGCTGGAACGCTGGTTGTTGTTACCAGTGAAGCCCAGAGCTACATTCATTTGGAATGCAGAAAGGTACACTGTGTCTGGCTTGCCACCAGCAACCCAGATTGACTGCATAACAGTGTCAAAGTTGGCTTGTGAGAAGGCAGCTTGTGTGCCGTCTGTACGGGCGTCTGTGCCGTCGCCGGTTGGGTCTGCACCGCCGGAACCGGCAACAGTGTTCGTTGTCAACCATGCTGGTGCGCCAGCAAGTTCACGAGCTGTTGTGGAGTTACCAGCAGCGCGAGCGTTGTTTGCAAACAAAGCCTTTTCGATGTCCAATTTTTGCTCTTTGGCAATCTTCAAGGTCTGGTATGCAATCTCTTTTGCGCGGCCTGCGTTATCAACATTATCGTCGGAGTCGGATACGACAACGGCGTTTTTGAAGATTTGCGTGTAGTTGCCCAAACGAGTTGTTGCTGCGCGAGCTTCGGCAGTGGTTGCATCACCCTCAATGTGAGCGTTGGTAGTAGAAGCGCGAAGGCTGTCTGTCTGCCACTCTACGAGAGTATTCTTTGCGGCCTTTTTAGCAGCTTTGCTGTAAAATGGCGTTTCCTCTGGAGAAATGTTGTGGATAACATTGCTGAGGTCTTCGCGGATGCCTACGGAATCATAGGTATCAAATGTGTTTGCTGGCTGTGCCATTAGTGTGTCCTTTCAAAGACTTACTGATTTAAGATCAAGCTCAATGCGTCGTCGATTGAGCCAGTTTTCTGCAAGCGCGTTTGCGCCTTTTTGCGAGTTGCAGCGTTGCCATCAACACGCTTCTTTGCACCAGCTTTCACCACAGGCCGGGCTTTCTCACCCTTGGACTGCGCTGATTTGCGCTTTGCTACCAGATCACGATATTTACGGGCGTCATTTAGCGCTCGGACATATCTTGCATCTGACACGGCAGACATTTCTTCTGCCGTAAAGCCGTACTCCATGCCAACATTCATCAGATCACCCTTCAACTTCTCACCCTTTTCAGGGTCAGCAATCTCAGGGATATATTGCTTCAAAACTTCAGCTTGCTCTTGCAGATACGACTGATGCGCCTGCGCCTGCTGCTGAATTTGATGCTGCTGCATTTGTTGTGCTTGGAACACATTTTGGTCGTATTGTGCTTTTGCCTCGTCATACTTGAGCTTTTCTTCCATATACCCGATTGGGTCACTTTCGAATAACTCGCGTGTTGGCGGGGCTGGAGCTTGCAAACCACCAATTTGTGCTTGCTGATACAAAGCAGCGACTTGTGCTTGCTGCTGTTGCAATATGGCTGCCTGCTGCTCGATTTGCTTTCGCGCCTCGGCAGCTTCTTGGAACCGTTTATTAATTGCCGCTTGTCCCGCAGCAGATTGCTTTAACTGATCCAGTGTCCACATCTCTTCTTTTCCGTCAACTTTGACGGGGATGAGATTGGTGTCTTCAGCTTGTGCCTCTACTAGGTCTTCGTCGTCAATTTCGACATCATCGTAATCTTCGCTGGATGCCTCAACGTCATCTTGCTCGTCGTCTGCAACCTCAACTTCTTCAGTCTGATCGTCATCAGGCTCAATCATTGCGTCCACAGCTTTGTCAAAATTATTGTCCTCAGAAGTTTCCTCTGAGGGTGCGAGTAGGCTTTCTACTGCGTCATCTAGGGTAGTCGATTCCATCGGTGCTACTTCCTTTGTTTGCGATCCAAAAGCGCCTCTGCTGCAAGCGCAGCGTCGAGGGTCACTTCGATCTGGTTAAGCGCACGGATTATCGCGTGCGCCTCTTCACGGGCAGCCACGTCAGCCGCCCCACTGCTCGCGAAAACCTGCATTTGGTTTTCGCGCACACTCTGCATGAACTGCTGAAATGCAGTGTCGCTCTTCAAACGACGCGCCTCATCGGCCTCTATGCGTATCTCTGCTTTATTGGCCATTAGAGCCTTTTCCTTAGTTTCGCATTGCGTCCTCAAGCAGCAGAAGCTCCAATCTCTGTATGCTCATACGCATGTCTTGGAGGACTTCCCTGTCTGTCTGCTGTACTTGGATGTTTGCAACTTTGATCGACAAGTCATGTGTCTGTTTTAAGTTCCATCCCGCTAAACCTAGAACCACTGCCATCAGGCCGGGGATTATCTGCTTTTCCATTAGAGCCACACACGCTTAGGTGCATCAGGTGTAACACCGTGTGATAAATCAAGAGCCTCGACAGCATCACGCATAGTCTCGCTAGATAGTCGGATGTTTACATGCCAACCGTCCAGTGCTTCCATCTCAGGATACTCCATACCATCGTCTGTGAGGGTGTTGCCTGTGGCCTCATGTAAGACCCCTACAACGTCGATAGCATAGTCTGATGTGTTAGGTACTAACTCACCCTCTTCGTTGTAGAAGGCAGACAGCACTGAGTGCATAGACGCCTCAGATGTTAGCTTAATGTAGAAGTCGTTTTTCGGGCCTGTTACTTCGTCTATCATGTTGATGCCTCCACAATACCAGCGTCTGTTAAGTCTTCATCCCACATACGGAACTGTCCGATTGTACCCATGAAGATGTTACCAAGTTCTAAGTCAGTAGCTGACAAGTCAGGGAGAGCCGTAGGTGTTGTGTTGGCTGTCAGGAGTGTACCCTCGTGAGCGCCGTTAATGAACGTAGAGCCGTGACGGGCTGCAATGTTGAACGGTACGTTGACGTCAGGGTTGTAAACATTGATTGTTCCAGCAACTTGGTCTAGGCCAGAAGTTGATTGTCTTTGGCTAAAGAGAGGTTGCCCTGTTCTCCCCCCTACTGTCTGCATGTTAGTGCTAATGTAGTTGGTTGCAGTTAGTTGCCAACGGTACTGTTGAACTTCAAGCCCCACACCAGTATCAGCATAAGTCATCTTGCCATCCATCTGGATAGACATGTTAGTGCTGTTATACGGCAGGTTAGCCGCAGGGACTGTTAGTGTCTCAGCAGCACGAGTGGCTGAAGCACCCGCTGTTGGGATGTAGCTTGATGGGGTTGAGCCAGCTTCTAGTTGTGCGTTTGTGACTGTACCTGAGACGGTCAATGTCAGGGTTCCCGCTGTTGGGGTAAACGTCAAACTAACTCTATTGTTCTCGCCCGTACCTGTTCCAACCAGAGGCCCAACAGTAGATACACCAGATAAAGTAACTGTGCCTGTTCCTGTAAAACTCAAGGTATTACCAGTAGCTGCAACAGTAGCACTTTGAGTAGACAGTGTGCCAGAGTTCAACAACAAGTTAGTCCGAGCTTCACTCTCGTGGAGGATGCCTTCGTTAACCCAAGCAGAGCCATTGTAGATGTGATGACCTGTCCTTGGGACGTTGTTTCCTACAGTTACCAGAGTACCAGAGCTATTCACCATAGTAGCTGAAGAGGC